ATTAGGTCTACCAAATCCCGGCTCACCCGGCATAGAGGGATTTAGAGTAGGCATATCAGGTCGAGAAACGCCTTGGAAGTTTGCTAAGATGGCTGGATTAGCTGTCATCGCTTTCCATTGGTCATAGCTCCCCTCCCCTTCCCTTATATACCGGCCCATATCCCCGCTTTCTTTTCGATATTTTGCTGCTTCGTCTCTAGCAGCTATATATTTCTGCCAATCTTGATCTTCTATACCTTCAGGTCGCTTTGGTTCTTGATCACTAAACTGATCCAACAACATGGTTAGGTGTTGACCACCAGAAAGACTACTTAGACCATAGAATTGTTCATTCGCTTGGGCAATCTGTTGCGAATATTGATCTTGGGTAATTCCCATACTAGGATCGTAAGGGCTAAAACTAGTCATTAACTTTTCCTACGTCTACCTGTTGCTGCCATCTGAGCAAACTTCTTAGCACCATACTTCTTACGACCTATAGCAGCCGCCAGTGCTTTGGGATCTTCAATTTTAGAACTCTTTTTTTTCTTCTTCTTCTTCTTCTTCAGTTTCTCGACAAGCTGTTTAAACCTCTTGCCTGAACCCGGAGGAGATTTGGGTGCTTTCATAATCTGTTGCCTTACGCTTGCTCTACTAGTCATAAAGAGAAGCTACAACTTTATTTCCATCAGTTTGTTTACTGGAGATACGTTTACCCTTCCTCTTCTTCTTTCCTACTTTACCACCCCTTTTAGCTTCTCTTTCTACTAGTTCTAAACCTCCATAAGTTCTCCTATACTTTGGCCCCTTTTTCCATTCTAAACCAGTTGGCGGTTTTAACTTTTTAAAACTTTCTTTTGTAATTCCAACATCGGGATGTTTCTTTTTAAACTGTTCCCAAGTCGTATTAGGTTTAATATCTTTTAGATAACCACCCTTCTTCATAGGACGAGGAGGTGCCATTTGTGGTACAGGTGGTTGTAGAATTGGAGCAGGTCTTACAGGTACTTGTGCTCTTGGAGCAGGTCTTACAGGAGTAGGCACTCTTGGGCGTCTCCTAGCAGCCTCAGATAGTGTACCAGCCCGAGCTTCCTCAGCAGGAGATAAACCAACACGAGTCATACCACCGTTTCTTTTAGAAACAACTTTACCACCATATTGCGCTTTTATAACTTTCTTTTTCTTCTTTGGAGTTTTGAGTTTTGATCGAATTCCAGTTTTTGGATCTCTGGTAGTGATACCTAAAATTTCTCTAATTTGATCGGCACTCAAACCTGATGTCCAACTAGCTAATTGTTTCTTACCCCCGTAAGAACCAGTAGTGCTTATAGGTTTACTTCCTTTTGTAGAACCACCTGTTGCTCTACGACGTAACCGATCAGCCTGAGACATTGTACCAGCTCGTGCTTCCTTAGCAGGAGATAAACCAACATGACTCATACCACCGTGTCTCTTTTTTATAATCGGCCCTCCCTTAGCCATACCAAGCTTTTTAAAAACCGGATAATATATACTCTGCTTACCTTTCGCTCTTTCAGCACGTTTATATGATGGCGTTAAGGCTTCATAATCTTGCTGAAGCTTCATTATTTTACTTTTTGGTCTACGCATATTTGTACCCATTCCTGCCACTGGTTTATCACGCATAAATTGTTTTGCAGCCGCATCATTAGGCTTTTTAACCTTAGGCTTTTTAGCTTTCTTTCTCTTTAGTTTGACTTTTCCTTTTGGCTCTGCCGCAAGACCTCGCTGCTCTCCTGATAAACCTTTTTGAGGACTTGTTTGTGTCCTTCTTTTTCCAGCCGGTCTTTTGAGATATGAAGGCCGAGCCGCTGCTTCCTCACCCTTTAGTCGATCACTCGGAGGAATTAACTTTCCTTCTTCCCTTACTTTCTTTTTCATCTGAGCTTCTGTCAAAGTTCTTTTTCCCGTGGGAATCTTTTTTATATCTCCTCCCCTCGATGTATACTCATCTATAAGCTTTTGAATTTCTTTCAAACCTTTTTTTCCAAGTTTACTTGCCGCAGAACTTAAACTAGCCATTTTAACTTCCTCCTTGTATAACTGTATCTGGACCACCAGCAGGAGAAGCAGCGATTTCCATATCGTCTTGCCGGGTCCGTCTGGCCTGATTGCGTAGTAATTCTATGGCAGCTTGGTATTGCTGTTGCCATGCTTGAATAGTATTCCAATCTTTCATATACATGGTTGCCTCAACCATGCATCCTGCAAATAGTGCATCGTAGCAAAACTCACTGAAGTAATTACTCGTAGTAACACTTGTATCTGAGGCAGATGCAAGGGCCAGAGGTATAGATTCAGTTTGAATTTCCCCTGTCAAGGTGGAAGCAGGTGTTGGAACTACATAAATCTGTGTATTATTTTTCACTGAATAATATCTGGGAGTACCTGTGGAACTACTAACAGGCCAATAGTCTATTGCATATTCCATTGTTCTTTGAAGAAGGTTAACTCGAACACTGGATGCACTGGTTGTATAGTTCACATTGCGAATAACACGAACACGATCATTCGGCAAAGACACTGTACATTGTCCTGCCGTCAAGGTAATCGCTGAATATTCATCCAGACCTGCGTCATCCAGATCCTTGATCATACGGTATTCTGTTTTCTTTACAAAGACAGAAACTTGCGAGGCAAATTCCGTAGAATCGTTTTCTGTTGTATTGACCAGATCCGTTTTCAGATACGAATAATTAGGCATTCTTAGCCTATGAATGCAGTAAGAACACAGCCATCAGTAGGACCAGAAACACTCACAACTCCATATACGGGAACACCAATCTCACCCATATAGATATCAGAAGCTTCGTTGGCTGCTACCTGAAACTGTATGGCCTGTCCTGCGGCTGTCTTATTTGTAATCTGCCTTTGCCCCTTAACAGTGTAAAGACCAGCAGCAGTCGCCAAAGCGTGAATAGAAAGAATACGAGTAACAGTTGGTACAGGGCTATTACCCCCACCATTATTGCCAACCGTAGTATCCGTATCTACATATTTAAGTACTGCATCGCCCGTGGCTATAGCAACTTTGATATTTGTAGCCATTATATCTCCTTATAGTAGTAAAGAGAGAGTGGCACAATACCACTCTCCCTACTAGAGTTACTAACCTCTACTACCGTACCAGCCACGCCAGTCCGAAACACCGAAGCTGTAACGCTCCCGTGCCTTGAACCGAAGATTGCCGGTATCAAAGTCTGGCTCCATCTTAGTCTGAAGCGGCGAACGAACAAACATCTTGGTGCCGTTCGGTACATCAGTCTTGACAAACCACGCATCAGTATCGGTAAACCGACGATTGATGTGATAGCCATCAGGAACCATACCCATATGACGAGTAGCATTGATTGCATTCATATTCAGGCCAGAAGTATCACCTGATGCAGCACTGGCTTGAGTATTGCCGGGGCTACTAAGAACACGGTCAGCTACCGCCCAGTAGTCAACTGGGATATGCAGAGACACTGCACTCGCACCAATCAGAATACCACGATCATCTTTGGTCTTCTGAATGGCAATAAGAGCCGTCTCCAAGGTTGATTCAGCGAGATCTGAGGCCGCCAGAAGATTATCCTGATCGCCAGCAGCTATCGTAGGATGAGAATCCGAGAAGAAAGCTACGCCATCACCAATGGTATCAGTGAAACCATTATTGAAAACATTCGCAGCCTTTACCTGTTTGGTATTCGCCATCCCCCGAGCCAAACCCTTGGCACGAAGTTTTGCAAACGTATCGTACAGGTTATCTTCCATTGCTTCCTCAGTGATAGCAAAGGCCAACGCCACGGTCTCGGCAGTATACCGGGCCGTGTAGCTTTCCTGTGCATCATCGTAAGAAACAGCCGCACCCTCTCCCTTAGTAGGAGCAGTCCCGAATCCGGTAAAGAGGACTTCCTCTTCAAACGCCCGATCCGAGTTCTCTATCTCGTAGAGAGCTTTATGCTCATCGTTTACTTCTCCATACTCCAATCCAAAAACGGCGTTAAGGCCCGGAAGGAGTTCTTTACTAATACTAGCTCTATTAATAGCCATGATAAATCCTCCCTATTAAGCCGTTGAAGCCGTGGCTGTAACGTACCTGTCTCGATGCTGGTTAATCCAGCACTCAACTATTGGATAAGCGTCCGAATCCTTTTCGTCAGGATACTTAGCTTTGCCAATGACACGTACAGCCGCTGTTGCCTCAGTACCGGAAGCACCATCCAGATAGTAACTTGACTGACCTGTGGTAGTACTACCAGAACTTGCAGTTGAACTTACAGTTACATTATAGTTCTTTTGAATTAACAGCTCTACCGCTGATAAAGATAAAGAAGCTTGAATGTGGTAAGTCTGATCAGGATTAGTGATCACGAAGAACTTGATATCCGTGGCACTCGTTCCACCGTTCCAATATCGAGCAAACTTTTGCTCTCCATTTTCCACATATTGACAACCCATGAAAACACCAGAGGCTTTCAGAGTAGCCGCAATGTAAGGTGAAATAGTGGCAAAGTTTGCCCCCGGCATAACTACCGGGTCACCCGTGAAAATGTTATTAGTTGGTGATCCCGCCATACCCGTTGAGGTAAGCGTGATCATGTCAGTGACGGCCTCATTATTATAAGCGCCACCTTTCATACGAGCAGGAATGAAACCACGAAATGCTTTAGTAGTAGACATGTTTCATCTCCTTATATTGTGAGGGTTAGTCCTGAAAAGTAGGGACTCTGCCTCTTGTTGTTACAGAGCGACTGGTATTGGAAATTGGCATACGAGAATCAGAACCCTTCATCAATTGTGCATTAACAGCATCCATCTGATCGTTGGCTTTATTCTCATAGAATTTCCGTCGAGCCGCCACTTTACCGGCTGGCATCTTAACCAAGGCCACGTCTCCACGACAGACTGCACCTTGATACCTGCCTTCTTCCCTCACGAAGGATGTAAGAGCCATCTCGGGAACTTCATCAGGAGTAACGAATGTCCATCCAAGTTGTAGTTTCTTACCTACATTCTGAATGTCTTCTTGACCTTTTATAGAGATACGTATCCAACGGAGCGACATACCATCATTTCCAAACCGTGCTTGCACATTGTCTGGAATAGTCAGAGCATTCGGCTCTTCAAAGGTCCATTCCTCTTCTCTTGTATTCTCTTCCCGTAATGTATTACTACGTGATTCATTTCGTGTTGTCATGTTTCTTTCCTCCACGCCTAGTTGATATTAGTATATTCGCCATCAGCTTGAGTAACCTTAAGCTTCTCGGCGGCATACTGTTCAAGTGGTATTCCCCATTTCTGTGCCAATCTCACATCTTCTTTGGAGAGCTTGACTTTCTTTCCTGAGGTCGGAGACGAGCGTGAAGCCCCCGAAACCACCTGAGCAGGTTGTGACGTATTTTCCTGCACACGTTCATACTTTTGAGGAAAAGCCTCTTGAAGACGGCTATTAATTTCCTCGTAGTATTCCTTATCATTAGGATCATATCCTTCTCCCTTAAGCTCTGCATCTATTGCCAGAGCCGCAGCCGTTCTGACTGTATCCTTTCCAAACCACTCATTCTGTTCTGCCCATTTAGTAGCCTTGGGATCATGTGTTTGTTGTGGTTGAGGTTGTCTAGCAACCGGCTGTGCTTGTACTGGCTCTTCTTGATAATCCACCTTGGCAGAATTAATCATTTTTAAATCTGCTTGTGCGTCATTCAAAGATTCTTGAGCCTTTAGGAGCATATCCTTATCACCATCATCGAATGCTTCCAGATAAACCTTTCTGGCTAATTCCACTTTATCCAGAAGTTGCTTTTCGGACGTATCCAAACTTAATTTACTTACATTAAATAGTTCTTTATCTTTATTTTGCAAGTGACCAGTTAATTGTTCATTATGAGATATCAAAGTCTGGATTTGCTCATCCCGATCTTTTCTCTGTTTAATAAGCTGTCGTATTCTTTTCTGAGCGCCCTTGGTTTCAATACCTTCCAGCTCTTGAGGAACTTCCTCTGGCTTAGTTTCTACTTCCTCTAGGGAATCTTCCACTTCATATTCAACTGACTCCTCCTTGGAATCAGGAAGTTCTACTTCATTCCACTCTTCTTTTTCATTATCCATTTCATTCTCCGTTGCTAACGAGACAAACGATTTACGTTAAGACAAAAATATGCCCTACACTATTATACCATATTATATTTGATTTCCCAAATCAGCCAGATCCTTTCCCAAGATTGAAGGTTGGATCAAGATCCTTGGGATCTTCCACCCTCATTACAATCTGATCATCAAACAAAAGGATAAGTCGAACACCCTTATAGAAAAGCTTGGTTCCGGCATGTTTACCGTAACAGACATAATCTCCCACGGTACACCAAGCACCTCCGGGAAACTTATCCTTATCAAGATAAGATAAATCTCCAAGCTGAAGAACTTGACCCACGGTCGTTAGATATGACATATCATCTTTTGTTGAGTCCGGTATAAAGATACCGCCCTTGGTAATACTCTTTACTGATACAGGACGCACCAGAATATGAAATCCCGGTAACGCAGGTAACGGACTCGGATCAGGAACTTCCTCCAGATCTGTAACCCAGAGATCATTTTTCAGAGCCGCACCCATACTAACTTGTTGCATCTTATTCATCATCCTCCTGATAGATACGTTTTTTAACAATGTTTGTCAGATTATCTCTGGCCCATTCTATCCCAGATATGGAACCGACAATCTGTCGATAGTGAGAATAGTCTTCTGCTGAACCATTACCCAAAGTAGTCTTGAGTTTATTTAATTCTTCATTAAACTCAATAACTATTTCATCCCAGATATCCATTAACTATACATAGTACTCTTACGTGACTTTTTCTCTGGTTCTGGCATTTTCCAAGAGTAATCTTCCCACTCATTCAGAACAGCACGTTCACTTCGAAGTCCCAGAACATCTTTCTGGAATGGATTTCCAAATGTTTTACTCTTACTCAGTACATGTTCCGGGTAACCCTTACCTTTCTTCATCATTACTTATCTCCTTTTGTTGCGCTAGAGCCATCTTGACAAGAGCATCCAGACCCTTTGTGTCAAGTTCGTTATTCTCTTTCATATTTGCCATGAGCATCTCTTTCATTACTCTCATAACTTCTCGCTCATCTTCTTTATCAATCTTAAATTCTTCCAGAGCAGCTTTGGTCACAAGCTCCATACTCTTTATTTTTTCTTTACTACCTCGATCCGCTTCTGATTTTTCACGTTTGAAGTTATCCGTGGCTCCTGATTTCAACATCCCAATAATCTGTTCATTCTCCTCAAGCTCAAGCTTCTTATTCTTAAGCTCAAGTTCAGCGGCATTAGTAGCTGTATCAGACTGTAACTTCTGTTTCTCCAGTTCAACCTTGGACTGTTCTATAGCCAGAAGCTGTTGTTCAGGAGACTGTGCTTGACCCATAGCTTGGTTTGCATTCACTATCTGTTGAGCAGCCTCGGCCATTGCCATCTCCACAACAGCAGGATTATTAGCTTGCTCTGGTACTTTCTTCAGAGCTTCTTGAGTAATACCGCTCATCTGTTCTTGATATTTCATAATAGAATGTTCTTGAATATTAGCTTCCAGAATAGGTTTAATACGTTGCATAATAGGATTAGCACCATTCATGGGATCTTGCAGATAGGCCATCTTTACCTGAATATGAGCATCATGATTCTGTCCGGGGAATGCTGCAATCGGTACTCCCTTGGTAGCAGCCATGATGTCCGATACAGGGTCCATAGGTTTTGGTTTAATCTTGGGAGGAAGTATCTCCTCCACATTTGGCATATTAGCTGCATTAAGAATAGTCCGGTTTAGTGCTTCCAGATTAAACATACCGGGGGGTGATTGCTGGGCCATCTGAAGAGCCATGTTTGCCATCATCATACGGTGTGCGTTACTGGGAATATTAGGATCACTAACCGGGATAATATCTATCCTACCGTCAAAATCATTCTTGAATATACTACGATCTTCGTAGGGAACATCGTAAGGATATTCTTCGGGAAGATAATCATAATCAATTCGAGCAAGAATTCTGAACTCATCCTTTTGCGATTTGTGTAGTCTTTTATGAATTGCCGTGAAGAACTTACTACTAGCTTCTAATAGAGCCATAGTCGTACCAACGGGTCCATAGGAGGCAGCATCAGAGATAACTTGCTCTGTACTGTCCGCAAACTTCTGACCAGCAGCAGCCACGAAATTCAGCATCTGGAATAGAGTAGAGGAAGGCTCTTTGTAGGGAAGGGGAACAATAGCCTTTGATAAATCTATACCAGTTGCCTCAACCTCCTTGAACTCGCCGGGAGCGATAGGATCATTGTCACCAACCATCCGCACTCCCTTGGCCTTAAACCCTCCGGGTAAATTGGCAAATTGACCGGCATCTATCAAGGAACGCATAGCTGCCGTTGCACTCATTGTCAGGTTACCCAGAAAATGAATAAGACCCAGCCCGTAGAAACCAAAGCCCGGAACAAATCTATAATGCACAAAGTGACTTATTTTCTCTTTGTTCGGGTCATCTTGCTTATAGTTTCTACGAATACTAAGTACTTGTCGAGATTGCTCTTCCACAGTTACGATATACGGAAGTGCTTCATCTTCTTCGTCAAGACTAAGATAACAGTGTTGTTCAAGTAAAACATATTGAGGATCGTTATCCGAGGAGGGAGAGAGACCAATGATGGTATCCATCTTCTCGGAGAAAGCTGTCATATTACTCACGGAAGGAGTAGGAAGATCTATATCTTGATAGACACCTACCCGAATATCTCGGGCTATTTCCACAGGACTCCGATAAATAACATGAGTGTAGCGATCTGCATTACCAAGATCGGTTGCATAATAAGATATATAGAACTGATCAATCGGTATAAATTCTGATCGGGGACGCTTAATCGTAGCATCGTAGTAAATCTTCTTGAAGGAAGACCCAATCAAGGGAAGGTGAAAGAGCATCCTTTCAAATTCATCAAAGTATTCCGGCATCTGCTCTGTGAGCTGATAGTTCATAAAGTTCTGAACACGATTAGCTTGTAATTCTTTCTCCGGGGTAGACTTACCGAATATCTGTGCCTTGACCGGACCTCTGGAAGGAAAGAGTTCTCCCGATGCTTTTGACTGGAACTTAACAGCCGACTCAATCAAGAGAGGGTGGACAGCCGTGCAAGCACCTTCAAAGGGTTCCGTTCCGTACTCAAGCCGTAGACCTAGTAGGTCGAAGCCTCGCTCGAACATGGACTCCCACTCAGCTCTGGATTCCTTATCAGCTTCGAAGTTTTCTATAACATCTCCAGCTATACTTGCCAGATCAGATTCATCCAGAGATTCTGATATATCCCCGTACCATTCAGCAATATCTTCCGAGGCTTCCATCTCCACCGACTCTGAGAAGTCCACTGTGACTCCTCCATCTAGGGGATCAACCTCAAAGGTAGCTTCCCCAGTCTCTTCCATACTAGGCATAGGTATGACATTACCAACTTCTTCTGGTATCATCTCGAAAGGATTACGTTCTGTTGCCATCTAAATATTCCTAAACTTCTGCGTCTTCTATACTAGGCCACATTGGCTCTCGCTCTCTATTTATATCTTCCCAGATTGGATGATCGGGAGGATATATCCTTTTAAAAAGTTCTATTTCCGAATCTGTATATCCTAAGGGAGATACACCTCCCATTTTGGCAAAATATGCCAAAATACCCCTCAGTTTTTTTTCTTCTTTCTTTTCCTCTTCCGCTATGATCTTTTTCTTTTCTTCATCTTCTTCTGTTGGAGTATCATCTGGATCATCTAGATCACCTTTACCTAAAGATTTACTCATATCCGTTCCGAAAATATCGTGTGGTGTGAAAGAAGGACTTTTTATTGCTGATATAATACTATTCATCACATCCGGACCAAATTTCGCTCCCGCCATCGCCCCCGGAAGACCAAATAGACCTCCTAGTGTTGCGCCTACTCCTGATGCCAATTGATTCGCTAGCCAACCCATAATACCTTCACTTTTTGTAGGCACTCCCCAATATCCACCCTCTGGCGCAGTAGGGTCTGGCGGGGCAGCCATCTGTAGGGCGAGTGCGTCTCGCATGTCTTGGGCTGCCTTCGTGTGCACAGCGACGTCTTCAAATTCTCCAGCATGTTTACCGATGCCCGTATAGGACTCACTTGATCCCATTTCTCCCATATCTACACCACCACCCATAGAACCTTCTACACCATAATCTTCACTAATACCTTCTTCATCACCCACACCAATATAGGCAGGAACACCTCTAGTTCCTCTTACAGGTTGGCCTAGACCACCCAGTTGTTTCAAGAGAGAAGCTTCATCAGAATTAATATAGGAAAGCCGGTGTGGCTCTCCACCTATATTCATTCTTTTCTGAATGGAAGATAGACCACCACCTCCTGCCATCGGCATAGAACTTTGGCTAAAATCTATTCCAATTGTAATACTTGGAGGTCTCGGGCGAGACATATGCTTGGCTCGGTGCAGTGCCAGATCGAATGCTCTAGTCATAATTTCATAATTCCCCTTCTTTAGTCGTACTACTATTATAGCACATCTTCTTGGGTTTCCCAAATTTTATACATTCCAATACGTGGGAGCCTTTCCTCGGGGCTTCTCCTCATACTCAGGATCTTCGGGATGTGTGAGATGCCAAGACTCTTTCATGTAGTTAACCGCCATTGTCAGGGCATCCACCTGATCATCGTGAGCTGCATTTGGAAACCGGATTAATTCCTCAATGAGGTCATCTGCCCATTTCTTACCCTTTGGTATCCATAGTCGGCCAGCTTCCATTATAGGAGTAGATGCATAAACTCTGGATACCTTATCTCGATCAGGAAGATACTCCATTACTGGAAGTCCTGCTCGTCTCATATCTTGCAGAAGAGATTGACCACTGGCTTTCTT